ACATTATATTAGAGGACAAATCAAAGGCCTAGAGTCTTTGCTTCAGGATCTTAAAGACCTGCAAGAAAAACAGGAGCTACTAAATGACAAAGAACTTAGAGACTTCGAAGGAAGTACCTAAAAAAAAAGAAGCATTACTTGATGCTTACAAATCCAAAGATGAAATCAAAGATACCCAGTTAGACGCTAAAGCTGTTGAAGGTAACAAAGACCTTTTAGATAGATTGCCTACACCAACTGGTTATAGACTTTTAGTTTTACCATACGCTGGTCCTAAAAAAACTAAAGGTGGACTTTATCTTTCTGACACAACTCAAGAAACAATACAGATGACTACCGTATGTGCATATGTATTGAAAATGGGGGATCTTTGCTACAAAGACAAACAAAAATTTCCAGAAGGCCCTTGGTGTAAAAAGGGTGATTGGATTATTTTTGGACGTTATGCTGGATCTAGGTTCAAAATAGAAGGCGGAGAAGTTCGTATCTTAAATGATGATGAAATAATCGCTAAGATAAATAATCCGGAGGATATTTTGCACGCATACTAACACATACGCAATTAAACAGGAGCTACTATGGAAGACACAGAAAATATAAAAAATCCAGAAGTTGAATTAGATACTGATGGAGTAAAAGAAGAAACATTTCAAGTTGAAGAACAACAAGTTGAAGTTTCAGAAACTGAATTACCAAAACAAGAAGTTGATTTAGGTTATACAGAACCTAAACCTGAAGGCATTGAAGGTATTAAAGTTGAAACAATAAAAGAAGAAATTAAACCAGAAATAAAAGAAGATAGTCTTTCTGATGTTTCTGAAAAAGTTAAAAGAAGAATAGATAAATTAACTTTTAAAATTAGAGAATCTGAACGAAGAGAAAAAGCTGCTTTAGATTATGCTAAAGGTTTAAAAAATCAACTTGATGATACTAAAACTAGATTTTCAAAAACTAGTAAAAGTTACATAGAACAATTTTCTGCTAGGGTTATAGCTGAACAAGAAGATGCAAAAAAAGCTTTAAGAGATGCTATTGCAGATCAAGATGCTGATAAAATAGCTGATGCAAATTCTAGAATAGCTACATTAGCCGTAGAAGCAGAAAAAGTTAAGATGACACAAGCCGAAGAAGACGCTAAAGAAGAAAAAGCTAAATCTGAAGCTAAAATAGAACAACCAATACAACAAGCACCTCAAGCAAATGTTGCTCCACCTTCTAGTAAAGCCAAAGGATGGGCTGAAAAGAACGAATGGTTCGGTAGCGATAAAATCATGACAAGTGCAGCGTTTCAAGCCCATAACGATCTTGTAGAGCAGGGGTTTGACGCAGAGAGTGATGAGTACTATAATGAAATTGATAAAGTTATGAAGGAAAATTTTCCTCATAGATTTAGTCAACCACAGGAGCAAAAGAAACCCGTCCAAACTGTTGCTTCTGCACAAAGAAATCAAACCGGACGCCGATCAGTGAAACTCACCAAGTCACAAATAGTTATCGCTAAAAAACTAGGGGTGCCACTAGAGGAATACGCAAAATACGTGAAGGAGAATGCAAATGGATAATATAAAAAGAACCTCACGCGAGTCAGAAACTAGAAATACTGAAAAGAAACCTAGTGCCTGGACTCCACCATCCAGTTTGGATGCACCACCTGCACCACAGGGTTATGCCCATCGTTGGATAAGAACGAGTGTGGCTGGATTTGAGGACACAGCTAATGTAACCAAAAAATTCAGAGAAGGTTGGGAATTTGTAAGAGCAGAAGAGATTAAAAACTCAGCTGATATTCACAAATATCCGACAATTTTGCAGGGACAATATGCGGGGTGTATTGGAATTGGAGGCCTTGTGTTGGCAAGGATACCTGAAGAGATATTAAAAAGCCGTGCCGAGTATTTCGATAGAATTACTCAAGATCAAATGAACGCGGTTGATAATGATCTAATGAAGGAACAACGACCTGAAATGCCAATCAATATTGATAGGCAAAGTAGAGTTACCTTTGGTGGTAGACGTAAAGACTAATTTTTTAGTAATAACTACCCACGATCGGAACTCTTAATTGTAATAAATGTTTAAATAGGAGAAAAAACATATGGCAAACGTAGCGGAACAGTTCGGTCTTAGACCGTACAGAAAACTAGACGGTACACCACTTGTTGGAGCTCAAAACAGATATACAGTTAAGGCCGGAGACACTACTGCAATTTACCAAGGAGATTTGGTTGTACCAACTTCTAACGGTAATATTGAAAAGTATGACCCTTCTGGAGCACCTGAAACTGCTGTTATTGGAGTATTCAATGGGGTGTTCTATAACGACCCAACAACTCAGAAGCCTACTTACAAAAACTACTACCCTGGTTCAGTTACACCAACTGAAGGCAATATTACTGCTTTCGTTGTTGACGATCCAGATGCAGTATTTTTGGCAGACTCAAGTGGGATATTTGCAAGAAGTGGCTTGTTTAAAAACTACGGTATAACAAATACTACTGGAGTTACACAAACAGGTATTTCGAAAGCACAATTAGATGTAGCAACTTCTGGAACTCAAACTACTTATGTAGTTCAAGCGATTGATATTTCGCAAGATCCAGATAACTCTGATACTAGTGCAACGAATGCGAACATTCTTGTTAGAATCAACAATCACTTCTTTAGAAGTGGTACAGGTATAGCGTAATAAAGGAGATAAACTATGGCAATATCACGATCACAACTAGTTAAAGAACTAGAGCCGGGTTTGAATGCTTTATTCGGCCTGGAATATAACAGATACGAAAATCAGCACGCGGAAATTTTCCCAGCTGAAACATCTGACAGAGCTTTTGAAGAAGAAGTAATGTTAAGTGGTTTCGGTTCAGCACCAGTTAAACAAGAAGGTGCTGGAGTAGTGTTTGATCAAGCAACTGAAACTTTCACTGCTAGATACTCACACGAAACTATCGCATTAGCATTCTCAATTACTGAAGAAGCTATTGAAGATAATCTGTATGATAGATTAGCTGCAAGATACACTAGAGCTCTTGCAAGATCTATGTCTAACACTAAACAAGTTAAAGCTGCATCAGTTCTTAACAACGCTCAGAAATCTTCTGGTTTCAATGGCGGTGACGGAGTACCTTTAATCAGTGCTTCACACCCACTTGCAACTGGTGGAACTTTCTCGAACGTTTTAGCAACTGCTGCTGACCTTAACGAAACATCTTTAGAGCAATCGTTAATCGATATCTCTGGTTTCGTTGATGAAAGAGGCTTAAAAGTAGCTCTTATGGGCAGAAAAATGATAATTCCAAAAGAATTACAATTTACTGCTGAAAGACTAATGAAGTCTCCTCAAAGAGTTGGCACAGCTGATAACGACATCAATGCTATCGCAAACATGGGAATGATTCCTGAAGGTTACAGAGTTAATAACTTCTTAACTGACACTGATTCATTCTTCATCATGACTGATGCTCCAAACGGTTTTAAACACTTCATCAGAAGTCCAATTAAAACTGCTATGGAAGGTGATTTCGATACAGGAAACGTTAGATTCAAAGCTAGAGAAAGATACTCTTTTGGATGGTCTGATCCAAGATGTGTATTTGGTAACGGAAACTTACCAACTAGCTAATAGTCAAACTATTAGACCGTAAGGTCACTTAAAAGGGGCGGAGTTTACTCTGCCCCTTTTTTTATGTATAATCAAAACACCTAGAATAATTAATTTGTTGTGTAGACTGACTAGGCAGACGGTATAGAGACTACATAACATAGGCTATACACAAAGGAGAATATTATGGCAAACACTACATTTTCGGGTCCGGTAATATCTAAAAATGGATTTTACAACACAGGCCCAGGTAACGTTGTAGATGCTGATTCTAACACTTCATTAACAGTTGCTGCACATGCAGGAAAAATTGTTCACAATGATGCTGCTGGAGCAGTAACTTATACATTACCAGCACTAAACGCTAACGCAGACTCTGCAGTTGCAGGTCCACAAGACTATAACAATGCTAACAACATTGGTGCAAAATTTACTATTGTAAGTTCTATCACTAAAACAGGAAGTTTAATTGTTAAAGTTGCGAATGCAAATGATATCATGACAGGTATGGCAACTATTGTTGATACTGACACTGCAGATAACATGGAAGGTTTCATGACAGCTGCAACATCAGACACGATCACATTAAATGGATCTACAACTGGTGGTGTAACACATGCAACTATTGAATGTGTGGCTTTAAGTTCAACACAATGGAAAGT